AGTCAGCCAGCTTTACAAGTACGAACTGAAGGAAGGTGATGAGGTGGTGCTGAACATCTACTGGCACCCCTTGACCATTGCTGAGCGTGAATCGATCCAGAAAAAATCTGACAGCGATGATGCTGCCGATTTTGCGCTGGGCATGATGATCGAAAAAGCTCTTGATGCTGACGGCAAGCGTTTGTTTCAAGATGGCGAAAAGGCTGTTTTGAAGAACGCAATCGATGCTTCTGTTCTGCAAGAGATCCAGATGGCAATGCTGACTTCTGGAGCGGAGAACAAGGTGGAGGAAGCGAAGGCAGACCTGAAAAGCTAATACGGACTGGTTTTTCATCTACTTCCTTGCAAAGGAGCTAGGAAAGACCGTCCGTGAGCTGACTGAAACGTTGACGCAAGAAGAGCTGGTCGGATGGGCAGCGTTTCTGGAGATCAAGAACGAAGAAGAAGAGAAGGCAATGGAACGAGCAAAAATGGGTGCAAAGGCGCAGTCAATGGGCAAGCGCTAAGATTGGACATATCTGTGGCTTGGCGCTGTGGTCGCTCCTATTGAGCTATCTCTAAGGGTCAAGGGCGAGAAGGAGCTTAAGAGCACCAAGAAGCTTATTGATCAAGTCGAGAAGGCGGTCGGAAAGCTTAATAAAGTAAAAATTACTTTTGATACGTCTAAAGCAGAGCAAAGTCTTCAACGGTTGAAGGCAGAGATAAAGAAAGCCGAAGGTATTGCTGGAAACTTTTTTGGCGACAGCAAGATTCGATCAGGAATCGGAGCGTTTTCGGCTAAAACAGGACAGGCAAGAAAAGAAATCCAATCTCTTCGAGTTGCTTTAGAGCAAACTGATAACGCTAGCGAGCGAATGAAGTTTGCGCTTCAAACTCTTTCTGGCCAATTCAAAGTAGCCCGATTGGAGGGTCAGGCGTTTGCAAAAGCAAGCGCAAAGTTTTTTGATGAGGGTCTTGGCAGTCTCAACGTTCGACTAAGAGAAATCGAAAAGCTGCCAAAAACGCTTTTTGCATCATCTGAGGCCATAAAAGAGCTGACGTTCATGCAATCCATGGCGGTTGATGGGACGGAGGAGTTCGTTCGCGTCAATGCAGCTCTTGGAAGACAGCTTGAAATAAATGCAGGATTGTTAGAGCGGGCGGCAAGAGCGCAGAAACCATTTGGCGCTGGAATGTCAATGGTGCCGCCAGGTTTGCAACGACCTGCATTGCCTGCCGCTGGTCAAACATCTGGTAGCCGTCAACTGACAACAGACGCTCAAAAGACTGCTGTTGCGTTTGTGCAAGCAGCAACAGCTAGCGAAACGTTTTCTCAAAATTTGAGTAAAGCAGCAGCTGATGCGTCTGAGTTGCCAGAGATTTTTAACATTGTTAGTAAGTCTCTTAACACCCTTAGTAAAGGCAGTCGAGCGCAGACTCAAAAAGGAGGTAAAGCTCGGGGTCAGCGGAGACAAAGCATTATCAGTAGTGCTCTAATTGGTGGTGGTTTCCCACTGTTATTTGGTGGAGGCCCGTTATCTGCAATCGGCGGTGCTGTTGGTGGTGGCGTTGGTGGTGCGATTGGTGGCGCTTTTGGGTTTGCTGGTGGGATCGTTGGCACGGCTATTGGACAAACGCTTGAGCGAGCTGCTGAGGCTGCGAATCAATTTGCGCTAGAAGCAACAAAGGCTTCAACTGCTCTAGGCACGTTAATTACAGCCCTTGGTATTCAAGGAACTGGGTCTGCGGCAACGCTTAACTTTGCTCAAACATTAGGTATTGGTGGAGCAGCTAGGCAGGCAGCGCAAGGGTCATTGGTCGCAATCGTTGGCGAACAAGGTGTAAAAAGCCTTGAAAATTTAGCGACCTCTGCAGAAGATGCCAGTAACGCAATAACTCGTTTCGGTGCATCAACAAGTGCATTTTTTGCACCAATTTTGACAAACTTAAATCAAGCCGTATCAGGTTTGTTTGGTGGCATTTCTAAAGCTGAACAGTTAAGGCGAGCCACTGATCCAGCCAACCAAACTACTATTGAACCCGGCGGAGTTGCCAGTGGTGCAAGGCAAGAATTTGCTCGTGCGCGAGCAGCAGGAATTGAAAGGTTATCTCAGGATCCAGAGGTCAAAGCGCAGTTAAAACTTGAAAAACAAATTTCAAAAGTAGTAAGTGACAGAATTCAGCTGGCAAAAGATTCTGCTCGCGTAGAAGGAATACGACTAACCGCTCGTCGTGATTCATTTGCTTTTGAACAGGGCACTCTTCAGGTTCAAGCTCAGCAAAATAAATTAGAAGTTATTAAAATTGAACTTTTAAACGGACAGTTAACGCCTGCTAAGAAAAGAGAACTCGAACTGGAGCGAGACATAACAGCAGAAGCCATAAGGCAGGCTAAAGCTGCAAGAGCAAATGCAGTAATTGAAGCAAAACGACAAATAAAACGAGAACAACTTGGAGTGCAAAATCGACTTCTTGGGCTTATTAGTCAAATAAACGGTGTCGAGCTAGACAGGTTAAAAGCAACAAATGGTCAGTTTGCCGCTCGGCAAGAAGAATTTAACAAGATCGACCAAACGCTAAGCCTTGAAAAAGCAAGGCTAGCTAATCAGTTAGAAACTAATTTGTTGGGCAAGCAAGAAGGTGAGATTACAATTCGTCTTCGCGCTGAAAATGAATTCTTGGTCAAACTTGCAGAAGATCGCGCAAGGCTTGAAAAAACGTTGCTGGCGCAGCGACATGCTGAATACGATTTGGGACGTTTGCAGGTACGTCAAGCACTTGATCTTCAAAAAATTCAAGCTCAAACAGATGCACAGCGCAAGATTCGCGAAACCAGTCCTTTTGAGCGGCAGCAATTTTTGCTTGATCCGTTCTTTGGCGGTAGCCGTGAATTAGCTGCAGGTCAAGGAGCTAACTTTCAGGAACAAGTTTCAATGATGAATTTCCAGCTTGCTCAGAACCAAGCTGGTTTAGACGTTGCTGGAATCAGTAAAGAGCGTCGACAAGCTTTAGAAGATCAACGCGCTCAGCTTGAGTTGAACCTGGCGTTGTTCAAGGAGTATCAGCCTGCTGTTGATGAAGCAGCTTTAGCTCAAGCTCGTTTCAGTGACGCTTTGGCAATCACAAAGCCTGTTACGGACGACCTGTTTGACAGCTTGCTTTCAGTTGTTGAGGGAACAAAGAGTGCAGAAGAGGCGTTTGCTGACTTTCTTCGGAACATTGCATCAATGCTGTTTGAAGCAGCCAAGAGCATCATTGCTCAATACCTTGCAATCGGTTATGCACGGTTGTTTGCATTCCCTGGAAGCTCTGCTGGGCCAGTTGCTCCAGACGTGCAATCGGGTGCTGGATTTGGTTTAGGGAACAAAATCTTGGTTGGCGGCATGAGAACTGCTGCCAGCGGTAAAGGAGCGTTGATGAACCAACCGTATTTGGTTGGAGAGCGTGGCCCTGAGCTGTTTGTGCCCAAGGGCAATGGAACAATCGTTCCAAATCACCAGATAGGCTCTGGAGCTAGTGTGACGGTAAACGTGGATGCTTCTGGTTCGTCTGTTGAAGGCAACGCTGATCAGGCTTCGCAACTTGGCAAAGCGATTGGTATTGCTGTGCAGGCTGAACTGGTTAAGCAAAAGCGTCCTGGCGGTCTTCTCGCAAGCTAATGGCTACCTTCCCGTCAATTACGCCAACCTATGGCGTTCAAAAACGCAGCGCACCAGTTGTTAGAACGGTGCGCTTCGGAGACGGATTTGAAAAACGTCTGAGCTTTGGCCTGAACCAAAATCCCAAGGTTTACAACCTGACTTTTCAGGTGTCAGAGACTGACGCTGACACCATCGAGACATTTTTGGATGCTCGTGCGGATGACAACGCTGCTTTTGACTTCACCCCACCTGGCGAGTCTGCTGGTGCCAAGTTTGTTTGTGAGACGTGGAGCAAGTCGATTCCGTACTTGAACCGCGCCACAATCCAAGCAACGTTCCGCCAAGTCTTTGAACCGTAATGGCAATAGCAGCTTGGGTAGCTAGCACCGCGTTTTCTGTTGGTGACGTTCGTCGTCCCACCACAGATCAGGGTACGGGTCTCTTTTTTAGGTGCAC